TCTGGTGGCTCCAGCCCCGCAGCTCGCATGGCGTCTATGAGTTGCGCTTCAGGTGGAGCGACCAGCTTTTCGGGGGACGGTGACCACGGGCCGCCAAGGACTTTTGATAGGTCAGCCATGTGCCACCGCCTGCTTTGTCAAGTAATCGCTCAAAGCCTTGACCGTTTCGTACAAAGGCTTGGACTCCTCTTGCATGAAGCGGTAGACCGTAGCCGGATGCACGCCTGCATTCTCTGCCACCCTCTTGAGGTTGGCATCTTCAAGCCGTTGTTTAATCTGCTCAACAGTCATCATAATTTGCACCTGTGAAAATAATTTTGCGGGAACGCTTGCATCATAGCCTGTTTTATGTTTATGATGCAAGCGCACCCAGAACAGATTTCCTGAAGTGGGTGAAAAACAAGGAGAGCCAAGATGGCTATCAATCTGAAGTCAACGGGCGGGCTTACCGCCAATGGAGTGAAGTTGTTGGTGTACGGGCAAGCTGGTGCAGGCAAGACCACGCTGGTCAAGACGCTGCCCAATGTGATTGTGCTGAGTGCCGAGGGCGGCTTGCTGTCTATCCAAGACGCTGATCTGCCTTACATAGAGATCACCAGCATGGAGGACTTACGCGAGGCGTTTACATGGTGCAAAGATAGTAAGGAGGCGTCAGGCTTTCAATCGGTTGCGCTGGACTCAATCAGCGAGGTGGCCGAGGTGGTGCTGGCCTTTGAAATGAAGAAGTCCAAAGATGGCCGCGCAGCCTACGGTGAGATGAATACGACCATGCAAGAGTTGATCAGAGCGTTCCGAGACTTGCCAGGCAAGCATGTTTATATGAGCGCCAAGCTGGAGAAAAGCACGGATGAGATGGGCAAGATGCTTTACAACCCTGGCATGCCGGGCAAGAGCCTTACGCAAGGTTTGCCTTACTTCTTTGATGAGGTGCTGGCACTGCGCGTTGAGCGCGATGCCGAGGGCGTGACGCAGCGTGCGCTGATGTGCGATAGCGATGGCCTGTGGTTGGCAAAGGATAGGTCGGGCAAGCTGGAGTCTTGGGAAGCGCCTGACCTTGGTGCCATCATTGAGAAGATTGGGGGTAAGGCATGAACGACCAAGCATTCCCAGTCAGTTACAACGGCCACGAGGGCATGATGTTGCGCGATTATTTTGCAGCTAAAGCCATGCAATTGATCATGGCCGAAACAATGAGTTCAGATTCAGAAATAACTGATGATGAAGTTGCGCTTGCTTCTTATCGTATGGCCGAAGCCATGTTGAATGCGAGGGAACTATGAGCGACCTTGAAACCCTGAGCGCAGATTGGTTGCGCTACAAGACCCTTGAGGAGCGCACGGTAGTTGAGCGCCGCAAGATTGAAGACCAGATTGTCAAAGCATTGCGTTTGCCTGAAGCGTTTGAGTCTACTGAGACAGCAGAGCCAGATGGCTATGTTGTCAAAATTGCTGGCCGCATTGACCGCAAGGTTGACTCGGAAAAGTTGCAGATGCTGGCTACTGAGTCAGGACTTACTGAGCATCTGGCGACATTGTTTCGCTGGAAGCCAGAGCTAAACCTGACGCTCTGGAAATCAGCAGACGAATCCATTACCAAGCATTTGGCTGGTGCAATTACGGCCAAGCCTGGCCGTCCCTCTTTCAAAATCACCATTAAGGAATAATTATCATGGCTTTTCTCACCGAGACTTTTGACGTTAACGAGTTACCCGTTGGCAACGCTGGCAACTTTGAACCGCTGCCTGCTGGTTGGTACACATGCACCATCAGCCAAGCTGAGTTGAAGGACACTAAGGCTGGAAATGGTCAGTACATCAAGCTGCGCTACGACATCACCGGCCCGAGCCATCAAGGTCGGGTTGTGTTTGGCAACCTCAACATCAAGAACGCCAATCCAAAGGCCGAGGAGATCGGACGCCAACAGTTAGGCGAGATCATGCGCGCGATTGGGCTGGCTAAGGTGGCTGACACTGATCAATTGATCGGCGGTCAGATCAGCATCAAGCTGGACATCAAGCAAGACGCGCAGTATGGCGCAAGCAATGAGGTGCGGGGCTTTAAGTCGGTGTCTGGGAGCGTAGCGCCAGCCGCTACAGCAGCACCAGCCTCTGCGCCAGCCGCTGCCAAGGCTGCGCCACCTTGGGCTAAGAAGTAAGCAAAAAAAAGCCCCGACTGTTAAAGGTCGGGGCAAATGTCAATCAAGGAGAGAACCAATGAAGATTCCCGAGTCAGATAATAACATTGCCGCGCTTGTTGACAAGCACCACGAATCAAAGACCGAGAAGCCAAGGCCGCATCTTGGGGCTAGCACGCTAGGCCATGTCTGTGACCGCTGGTTGTGGTTATCGTTCCGGTGGGCGGTGCAGCCTGAGTTCTCTGGCCGCATCTTGCGCTTGTTCCGCAGGGGGCAGAACGAGGAGGCCACCATCATCAGTGACCTTCGGGCTATTGGGCTGGATGTCCGCAAGGTGTCTGCCCAGCACCGAGTTGATTTTGGAGGCCATGTCTCTGGCAGCTTGGACGCCATCATTGACAAGGGCGTTCCCGAAGCACCGAAGGCCAAGCATGTTGCCGAGTTCAAGACGCACAGCAAGAAGTCCTTTGATGCGCTGGTCAAGGACGGCGTAGAGAAGGCCAAGCCAGAACATTTCACCCAGATGCAAGTCTATATGCAAGGCACTGGCATTGACCGTGCGCTGTATGTCGCCATTTGCAAGGACGATGACCGCATCCACACCGAGCGCGTGAAGTTTGACAAGGAAGTCTCAGAGAAGGCTGTGCGCCGAGGCCACTACATTGCACTGGCCGAGCGTATGCCAGAGCCGATCAGCACCGACCCAAGTTGGTATCAGTGCAAGTTCTGCGATGCGTACAAGTTCTGCCACGAAACCAAGACCACCAAGCATGTCAATTGCCGCACCTGTGCCAACGCCACGCCAATGCCTGATTCAACTTGGCACTGCGCTAAGTGGAACGATGTGATCCCAGTTGACTCGCAGCACAAGGGTTGCGAGAGCCATGTGCTGCACCCAGATTTAGTGCCGTGGCAACGCAAGGACGGGCCGGACGAGTTCACTGCGGTGTACGAGATTAATGGCGTCAATATGGCAAACGGTGACCCAGAGCAAGAGGGCGTTTACTCGTCCAAGGAATTGCTAGCTAACGCCGAGGCTTGTGGTAGCGGTGATCCTTTGATTGCTGAGATGCGTAAAAACTTTGACGCGAGGATAGTTGGCTGATGCTCCGTGACTACCAACAACGCACCATAGACCAGCTCTACGCATGGTTTGAGGAGGGCGGCAAGGGCAACCCTTGTCTAGTGCTGCCCACCGGATCGGGCAAGAGCCACATTGTGGCGGCGCTGTGCAAGGACGCCTTGCAAAACTGGCCGGAGACTCGGGTGCTGATGCTCACGCACGTCAAAGAATTGATCGAGCAGAACGCTGAGAAGATGCGCCAGCACTGGCCTGGCGCTCCGATGGGCATCTATAGTGCAAGCATTGGCCGCAAGGACTTGGGTGAGCCAATCACCTTTGCTGGCATCCAGTCGGTGCGTACCAAGGCCAAGCAGTTAGGCCACACTGATCTTGTGATCATTGACGAGTGCCACTTGGTCAACCACAAGGACGAGGGCGGCTACCGCACGTTGCTAGAGCAGCTCAAGGCAATCAACCCTGCGCTGCGGGTGGTGGGCTTGACGGCCACGCCTTACCGTCTGGGGCATGGCCTGATCACCGACAAGCCAGCGCTGTTTGACGCATTGATCAATCCTATCAGCATTGAGGAGTTGATTTACAAAGGCTATCTGTCAACGCTGCGCTCTAAAACCACCAAGGCCAAGCTGGATGTAACTGGCGTGCATAAGCGTGGCGGTGAGTTTATTGAGTCTGAGTTGCAAGCTGCGGTGGACACGGACGATCAGAACCAGAAGGTGGTGCGCGAGGTGGTGGCATTGGCCGGTGACCGCAAAGCGTGGCTGGTGTTTTGCGCTGGCGTAAAGCATGCACAGCACGTTGCAGAAGTCT